TCAGCCCATTCGACCGTCACCTGTTGATGCAATCTAACATCGCTCAGGCGTACTTCACTGGCGACCAGTCAAGCACCATCCGTACCGGCAAGATCGGTATGTTGGATCGCTTTAGCGTCTATGTTTCCAACTTGCTGCCACGCGGCGAAGCTGGTAAAGCATTGGTTGCTGGTTTGTCTGCTACCTCCACTGGCGGTGCAGTTACCAACGCCAAGGCTCGTCGTTTGATGGTTGCTGGCACTAAGCATGCCACTTCCTTCGCGATGACCATCAACAAGACAGAACCCCTGCGTAACCAGACAGACTTCGGCGACATCGTCCGCGGTTTGGCTGTGTATGGCCGCAAGGTTGTCAAGCCAGAAGCCATGGTTACTGCCGTGGTTGGCTCAGCCACCTGATAGTGGTATAAAGAGGGGGCCTTCGGGCCCCTTTTTTGTTTAAACCTTGGAGAAAATATGACTGCTCTTGAATTGATGGAACGCCTTGGCGGCGAAATCCTGAACAACAAAATCCGTGTTTACATTGAAGGTGAGATCATTATTGTTGCTCGCCTCGAGGACACAGAATGGGTTCTGACGGATCGCGGCGTCTTGCTGACCAACGAACATTCAAATTTGGCTGTGGCTGAAGCTGCAACAAAAACTCGCAAAACAAAAGCACAACTGGTAGAATCTGTTGAAATTGTTAGTGAGCCAGTCGTTGGGCTTACTCAAGCTGCTGCCGAATAAGGTACATCATGAAACCTCTGAGCGTCTTTTATTCAAGAATTCTGCCGTATCTACCCGGCTGCTCGGAGCCCTTGGTCGATCAAGTTTTGGTCAGCGCAGCCATTGACTTCTGCGAAAGTTCGCTCGTGCTGCGCCAAAATCTTGACTCGTTCAGGACTGTTGTTGGTATTTCTCAATACGACTTAGACCCGCCTACTGCAAACCACGACATTGATCGTGTGATGAGCGTAGCCGTTGATGGTAAAGAACTCTCCCCCGGTTTGTTCGAAGCGATCCGCAACGACTTGCCGACAGCTAATGCTAAACCCCGCGGCTTCTACACAGACCGCACAGACAATGTTCTGACGCTTAAGCTGTCGCCTCCACCCGATGGTCGATACCCTGTCGTAGTAAACGTCAATTTGCGCCCAGCGATGACCGCTACGCAGTTGGATGACGATCTGTTTAACATGTGGTCTGATGCCATCACTTCGATGGCCATCGCACGGGCAATGCAGATTCCCGATCAACCCTTCACAAATTTTGCACAGGCCAAGTACTTGCTTGACTCTGCAGCTAGACAAACCAATAGTGCTCGCATCGATGGAAACTACGGCTCGATCCGTGGTTCGATGCGCGTTCGTGCCCGCCCTTTTGCTTGAGGTAAATCATGACCATTGCAGCCCAATCAATCATCCGCCGTGTCGTTGAGACAATGCAGGACAACACGTCCGTTCGTTGGCCTGTGGCTGAGCTTGTTCGTTACTTGAACGACGGCCAGCGTGAAGTGGTCTTGTACCGCCCCGACTCAATGGTGACTAACGCCACTATTGCTTTGGCTAGCGGCGCGAAGCAAGCCTTGCCTTCCAACGGTTCTAAGTTGATCGACGTGATCCGCAACACCAGCGGCACAAAGCGTTCTGTCCGCATGACCGTTCGCAACATCTTGGACACACAAAGCCCCAACTGGTACAACTTGACAGGTGTGACCGAGATTCTGCACTACATGTACGATCCTCGCGACCCTAAAGTGTTCTACGTCTACCCACCAGCAGCCGCTTCAGGCGCTTCTGTAGAGGTGGTGTACTCTGCCTACCCAACAGACATCACAGAGCCCGCTGACGGCGCTTTATACAGCGCTGTGGCCGGTAATATCAGCTTGCCTGACATCTACGGCAACGTGCTGGCCGACTACATCTTGTACCGCGCCTACACCAAGGACAGCGAGTACGCGGGTAACGCTCAGCGTGCGCAGGCTCACTACGGTGCTTTTCAAGCTGCTTTGACCACTGAAATGGCCGGTACAACAGGCGTTGCGCCTAAAGTCTGAGGTAAACCATGGCCGAGAAAATTAAACTGGTTCAAGGGGATACCAAGCCAGCCTTGGTCTGCAACATTACTGATGAGATCACCGGTAACGCTATTGCGCTCACAGGCGCGACTGTACTGCTTAAATTTCGTGCAGTCGGCGCAACCGACCTGACCGCTACCGTTACTGGCTCCATCACTGACGGCCCTAACGGCCAAGTGGCTTTCTACCCCGCATCTGCGCCTGCTATGTTGTTGGGTGAGGCCGGTGACTACGAAGGCGAGATTCAGATTACCTTTGCGGACACTACGGTTCAAACTGTTTACGACTTGTTGAAGTTTAAGCTGCGCGAGGACTTCTAATGGGCGTGACGGTTGTCAGAACTGCTCTTACGGCTGAGACAGCTGTTACTAGAGCAAGGGCAAGCGTCGTCATCGTAGCGCCGGTAGCCGAGACTTCGGCTGCCCTTTTAGCCGCAGCAAGTTCAGTACAGATTGCCAGCGCAGTTGTTACTGTCGTTGTGCCTGTTGCGAATCTGAACTACATCTTCATGGCGTCTGGGGCGTATCTTGATACGTCTGGTCGCTTCCAGTATTTCCCCGAAGAAGTCTTTGTTACGGACGCTACGTTCCGTGTAGTAGGGAAAACCCTTACAACTACTTTTGAGTCGACGGACTACATCACGTCCAAAAATCTTGCCACCAGCAAGCACGACAGCGTTTCTACGCCGGACTTCATCATCCGAACACTGGAGTACATACGTAGATTTACAGATACGTTCGGTTTTACGCACAGAGTGTCGTTTACGTTTAGTAGACCGCTTGCTAGTACCTTCGCACTAGGTGACACAACAACTAAAACTTTTAGCAAAGCCAGAGTCAACTCGGTCGGGGTGGCAGACACGCGTCCTATTTTTACTACAACTAAACTCCGAACAGACTTGCTTGCTACAGCCGACGCAACCTATTGGGCTTACACCAAGAATACAACTGAGTCGGTCGCACCAACGGATGCTAGGAGTTTTTCGCTAACTCGCCCTGTAGCGGACTCGTTTACGTTTACGGATGCAGCGCGTTTAACACCCCAAAAAAGTTTGGCCGACAGTTTTACCCAAACGGATGCCACTACGCGCGACTTTGGTAAGGCTCTAACCGATTTATTTACGTTCTCCGAGACTACGACGCGTGTCACCGAAAAAACGCTTCAGGACTCGTTTAATCAGTCAGATGTAACTAGCAGCGCCGTTGACAAAGTGGTTGCGGATGCTTTTGCATTTACTGAGCTTTTATCACGCACGCTTACTCGTACAATCCAAGACGGTTTTGCGATGAACGACACCGCCGATTTGGCGGACGGGATTACGTACCAGTCTGTTAAGTACATCAATAACTTGGCTTTTGCCACCGACGCGAAAGTCTTGTCTAACAGCCTTGCCAAAACCGACACGGTATCTTTGGTGAGTGCTGGTCTTTTGACTTCCCAAAGCTACTGCGATCTGTCATACTTCGCAGAAGACTACGTCGGCTTATCCCGCACATTTTCATAGGAGCTTCCATGTTAAACGACAACCTCAAAATAACTGGCGACGTAGTCGTCGAAATTACTGGCGCAGATGGCCAGCTTAAAGACCGCCGTGAGATTAAAAACCTCGTAGTGGCTGGTGGTAAAACCTTCATTGCTGGCCGTATGGTTGGCACGCCAACGACGATGAGCCACATGGCTGTCGGTTCGAGCAGTACCGCCGCTGCAAACGGTGACACAGCATTGGGTGCTTCCTTGGGCCGCGTTGCTTTGACGTCCTCTAGTTCTTCTGGCGCTGTTGTGACTTATGTTGCGACGTTCCCACCCGGCACTGGTACAGGTGCTGTTGTTGAAGCGGGTGTCTTTAATGATCCTACTGCGGGCACCATGTTGTGCCGCACTGTGTTTGCTGTGGTTAACAAAGGTGCTGACGATGCGATGAGCATCACTTGGGCAATTACCGTCAGTTAATCACCGTTTGACGTAGTGAACGTCAGGAGTTTTGGAATATGAGCACTATTGTCACCCGCGCAGGTAAGGGCTCGCCCCTTACCAATACTGAAGTTGATAGCAACTTTACAAATCTTAATACTGACAAAGTTGAGTCGATTACGTCCGCCGACGGCAGCGTAGTTGTTTCCAGCTCCGGTACTACCCGGGATTTGAGCGTGGGCGTTGCTGGCAGTACAGCTACCTTGATTAGTCAAGTTCGCAACGAAACTGGTGCAACACTTACCAAGGGTACGGTTGTCTACATCAGCGGTGCAGCTGGCAATAAGGCGGTTGTTTCCAAAGCCCTTGCAACAGGTGACTCTACCTCAGCTCAGACCTATGGTATGGTTCAAGCTGACATCCCACATAACCAGAACGGCTATGTTGTAGTTGTCGGCGCGGTTAGTGGTTTAAATACCTCTGCGTTTGCAGACGGCACACAGCTGTATTTGAGCGGCGTTAGCGCGGGGGGCTACACAAACACTAAGCCTTACGCTCCTACGCATCTGGTTTACGTAGGCATTGTCACTTACAGCCATAACACACAAGGCACGATCCAAGTCAAAATCCAAAACGGTTATGAGCTTGACGAGATTCACGATGTGTCAGCACGGTCACCCGTTGACGGCCAAACGCTTGTCTATGTTAGTTCCACAGGTCTGTGGACAAAAACCGATCAGGCTTCTATGTCCGTGGGTAGCGCGGCTACCCTTGCTACAGCCCGCAACATTAACGGTGTGTCTTTCAACGGCTCCGCCGACATCACAGTCGCTGACGCAACGAAGCTACCCTTAACTGGTGGTACGCTGACCGGCAAGCTGACTCTTGATGGTCGCAATGAGGTTTATGGTGTTCCTACCAACGCTGGCACGATCGCTGGCTTCATGGGCGGTACATCTGGCGGTACGACTGCCGCTCGCACGCAGAGTTTAAATACCCAGACCCTTCTGAATGTTGCTGCGCTTGGTTACACCGGCTCCGGTTGGGTTGGTGGTGCCGGTCTTTCGTTTGTTGCGACTGAGAATATCACTGCGGCTAACCGCGGTACTAAAGCCGTTCTGACGGCAATCGCCGCTGGCGACTCCGTAGCGACCACTATGGAATTCAATGGCTCAGCACTGACCATTAACGGCAGCACTGCAGTTACCTCGAGTAACTACAACACCTACGCACCAACAAAGACCGGTACAGGCGCAAGCGGTACTTGGGCGATCAACATCACAGGCAACGCTGCGACAGCAACGTCTGCAACTGACAGCACCAAGCTTCCATTAGCTGGTGGTACGTTAACTGGCAACGTTACGCTGGATACGTCTGACGGGGAGATTCTCGTTACGCCGACGGGATGGCGTTCATCAGATCGTGCAGCAATCAAGATCAGATCGAAAGCTAATGCACCTGCTGAGATTGATCTGCGACACACTGTAAGTGGTGTGGAAAGCGGTTGGCATATTTCGGCACGAGATACTTCATCTGCATCTGAACTGCATTTTTACAGGTTCAACATGAACTCGGCTGGAGCTGCGGACTCCGCTGGTTCCTTCCTTCAGATGTTCACGTTCAGAGCCGACGGTAGCTTTAACACAGCAGGTGCAATTACCCAAAATGGCAGCCAAGTCCTAACCGCAGGTAACTACAACAGCTACAGCCCAACCTTAACTGGAACAGGCGCAAGCGGGACTTGGGGTATTTCAATCAGCGGAAACTCAGCAACAACTTCTCAACGAGCTTTTTCTGGTGACATAAGCGCCACCGGCCAAGGTCGTTTTACGGGTTGGTATACAGGTAACGCAGCCACTGGCACTGCAGCTGAAATAGGAATGTCTTCCGGCGAAGGTTACGTTTTTGTTTATAACCGCGATACTCAAACTTATGGCACGCTAAATATTTCTTCTAGTGGTGCAAACATGCGGTTTAGTGGTAGCGCCATTAACGTTGGCAGCGGCTCATTACAGCAAGGCGGCAATCAAGTCCTCCACGCTGGTAACTACACTAGCTACGCTGCCACCTCGGGCCACAACCATACTTACGATGTAAACAATGCGTGGCTTCGAGATGCTAACGATGACGCAAACGTAAAGCTATACGGCAATACACGTCAGATGGTTTTCCGTACTGATGGAACAACTGAGTTTGCGTCTGGTATTGGTGGTTATGCCTTTGCTTGGATGTATGGTGGGGACTCTGCTGCCGAGCGGCGTATGTTGCTTGCAAGTAATGGCCGTCTTTGGACAAATTACCACGGATGGATGGATGACGCATTTGCGCCACTTTCTCATACTCACAGTTATTTGCCTTTGAGCGGTGGCACTCTCAGCGGCAGTATCTACTTTCCTAACGACTCAGCCAACGGCATATTTAATGCTGCGGGTAATGCAGGATATCGCCCTGACGATGTTTATGGCAATACCTACATGTTTAACCAGTCCGGTACTAACGGTGGTTGGTACGGTGATTTTTCTGGCTATTATTTTAGAAGCTCCAGTTCTTCAAACTGGTTGACCATTTCTGGTAGTGCAGTTAACTCGTCTGTTGCGCTACAGCAGTCCGGCAACCAAGTCCTTCACGCAGGTAACTACAGTTCCTACGCATTGCCTTTGAGTGGCGGTACGCTAACTGGTGCATTTACAGTCAACAATGCGTTTAGTACATTTAGTAAAAATGCTGCCTCTGGAGCAAATGAAGTTGCAAAATTTATTAATAGCGGCGGCGGATATTCGTCTCGTATTTATATTGGAGCAAACCCCGGTGCTGACTGGCTTATCGGTAAGGATTGCTACGGCGCAGGAAATGATAGGTTTCAGATCGGAAGTTGGAATGGATATGCGTACATTGATATCGCATACAACACGACAGCGGGAACGATAAATTTCCCCAACAACGGCGGTTTGACTGTCAACAGTAACACAATTCTCCACGCAGGTAACTACAGCTCTTACGCATTGCCTTTAAGCGGTGGAACGCTTTCTGGTTCAGTGACCATCTCCCCCTCGGCGACTCTCTCGTTTGGAAACGGGACGCGCCAGATGATTAACCTTTGGAGCACAAACTACGGTATAGGCGTTCAGTCTAGCACTACTTACTTCCGCACGGACAGCCGTTTCTCATGGCATCGAGGCGGTTCTCACAATGATAACGAGAACAACCCCGGAGGCGGCACTGTTGCCATGACACTGGATAGCGGAAGCAATTTGTCTGTTGCTGGAGGCGTTTTTCCTTCAGGTGTAATTCGTGCACCGCAAATCACTGCTGGTGGTTCGACTAACACGGATGCTAACCTTGGTGTTCAGGGATCATCACATTTCACAGGAACTATCTACTATGGTGGTTCGGTCGGCAATGTTAATTCGTGGTCGTCACTTTCTACATCAAGTTCTGGAACACATACGTTTAGCGCAAGCCGCTTCGTCTTCGATCGCTACGGGTATGGATCGCAAGCGCTGATTACTTTAGAGAATGGCGGAATTACGCTATCACAACCAACCATTATTACTAGTGAGCTGACTCTTAACGCATCAAACATTTGGTTCAACTCTAGCCCGTCCCTTCGCTCCAACGGCAATTTTAGTTTCCTCACCAACTCCTCAGCCGCGCAAGCGGGTAGATTTCTAGGAGTTCAAGTTAGTACCTCGTACGGAGGGTCAGTACCAAGTAACGGAATTCTGTTTTTTACTGACACGGCGCTTGTCCGCAATACCGCAAACGAGTTGGATTTAGACGGTCGGAGACTGCTCCACGCAAGTAACTATAGCTCTTACGCCCTACCATTAAGTGGTGGTACGCTAAGTGGAGCCCTCTCCGCAACTTCTGGATTACGTAGCTACTACTCTGACCATATTCCCGGTAATGGATATGGTATTCGTTTTTGGGAAAGTAACTCGTACAAAATTAGCATGGGCGAAGGCTCGCTTTATCAGTATGGCACAGTTACGGACTACTCCATCAAAATGCAGATGGACAACGGTTCTCCCGGTCGTGGTTTCACATGGGGCCGAGAAAGCTTTGCTCCTGTTGCCGCATTAAACGGTACTACCGGCAGTTTTCAAACTGTAGGCGCAGTTAAGAGTGGCAACAACATGTCAAGACCAAACGCTAGCTGGGGCTCTAGCGGTGCTACTGGGATGGCTATTTTTAAGTTACCCGGCGGCAGCGGTAACTACGGCATGGTACACATGGTGTTTGACATCTATGAGTACAACGGCAATTCAGTGTCTACCGTTATTGTTGGCGGCCACAACTGGGCTGGTAGCTGGTATAACATTGGTGCAAACGTCGTCGGTCAATGCGGCAAGCAAGTTCGTCTTGGATTCATAGATGGGCAGTACTGCGTTGTGTTTGGTGATGGAAGCTCTTACTGGGAATACGGTCAAGTTGTACTTCGCAAAATACAAAACGGTGAGTACTACAACAACATAATGGATTTGGGCGCTGTTTTTAGCGTGGTCTTTACCGCATCGGCGTCTTTTTCAAATATTAGCGGTGATTTACGAGCGCTTAGAACCCCTGCAAGCTTTAACGCTGGCGGTGCTATTACCCAAGCAGGCAACCAAGTATTGCATGCAGGTAATTACACAAGCTACAGTCCGTCCCTTGGCGGTAGCGGAGCTTCTGGTACTTGGGGTATTTCAATTACTGGTAATGCTGGTACGCTGCAAGGTTATCAATGGGCGTCAGCTGGTAAAGATGTTCGAGGTTCTCAGTTTTATGTTGATAACTGGTTCCGCAACTACAATTCCGGCACGGGTTTATACAACGAAGCGACAAGCAACCACTTCTATTCGGACGGTCAATACTGGAATGTAGGCTATTCAGGTACTACAGGCATTAGGTTGCGTAATGGCCATGCTGGAACCATTCTCGGTTACTTGTATGCTGAAACAAACCAAAACATGGGTTTGCTAAACAGCTCAGGAAACTGGGCGGTTCAGGTTTACCCCGGCGGAACAGGCGGCGGAAATTTAGCCGGTACATGGACAGGCGGTAACTTAAAAGCTAATCGTGCCAACGGCAATTTCTACATTGATGACAATTACGGAAACGGTGTTGTAGGAGCCTACGCATCAACTCGCTACCAAGGTGTGTTTGCTATGGGTGACGCTTATAAGTTACCTGCTGATGGAACAAGTACGGGCGGTTTGTATGGTATGGCTTGGTCGCACCCCAACGCTGGCGGTGCTGCTGGTAACCTAACCGATCACGGCTTGCTCATCATTAATAATGGTGCTTTCAAGTGTGCGATCTCAAACTCGATCGTAGCTTCCAGTAACATAACAGCCTACTCAGACGAACGTTTGAAAACCAACTGGCGTGACATGCCAGAGGATTACGTTGCCCGTTTGGCGCAAGTCAAAGTCGGTATCTACGACCGTATTGACGAGGAAGATGTAACCCAAGTCGGTGTCTCAGCCCAGTCGTTCCAGAAGTTGCTTCCTCAAGCAATCATGACGGCAAAAGACGAGATGCAGACTCTGTCCGTTAACTATGGTGGCGCGGCTCTTGCCTCCGCTGTAGAATTAGCCAAGCGGGTCGTCGACCAAGAGAAACGCATCGCTCACCTAGAATCCCTTATCAACAAACTCATTGGAGATTAACCATGACTGAAACAGTTACAACCCCCGCAGCCGAGCAGCCTAGCAACTTCACGGCGACCTTCACAATCAAGATTAACGGCTTGCGCACAGCTACCGTCAATGGCCTTGAGAACACAGTGAAGCAAGTTGACTGGACATTGATCGGTGAAGAATCCGGTCAGAAGTTCGAACTGCCCCAGACAACCAGTTTAGGCGATCCAGCCGCTGAGGGCTTTGTGCCATTGGCAAACTTGACAGAGACCGCTGTCGCTGCTTGGATTGAAGCTACTGAAACACGCCTGCCCGGCATTAAAGCGCACATCCAGTTCGTGCTCGACAAAGAAGTTGCTAAGTCTGCCTTGACGAACGCTCCAATGCCTTGGGCTCCAGTGGTTGAAACGCCAGCTGCGCCAACATCGCCTGCCGCTTAATCCATGACGCTACCAGCCTCCGGTAATTCCATATCGCTGTCTCAGGTCAACACTGAACTGGGACGGTCGGCTACGGCCACCATTGATATGAATGATTCGGCGGTGCGGTCTTTGTTTGGAGTTGGTGGAAGCGGTACAACCATTAGCATGTCCAGTGGTTTTGGTAAGTCTGCGGTTACGATTTCCTTAGCATCAATAACTTCTAACGAGCCTTTTGAGGGTAGTGCTCTTGCTCCCGGAGAAGCGTGCGCAGTCAATCTGGATTTTAATTCTGATGGTACTTGGGATGCTGTCCTTGAAGCCCTTGGAGGCATAGACGGTAATTGGGCAACACCTACAACTGCTAACATTGGGTCATCATACTGGATTCGGTTTACAAGAACGTTTTTCTCGGGTGGATTCGGTAACTCAGCATCGGGTAGTACTGGATGGGTGCAGATAGGCGCTGGTCAGGGTGTTCAGGTTTATAACTCTGGCACTAATAGCAGTGTATCAGCAACGTACACTATAGAGATTTCTACTAATAGTTCGGGTACAAACATTGTAGCTAGTGCATCGGGTATTGATCTTGTTGCGAATTTATTTGGCGTCTAAAATTATTTTCTAAGAGCAAACCATGGACAATCAACAAATCTTTAACTTCGTCGTGGGCATTGCCGCGTTCTTGGCCGTGTTTGTGTTCAATCAGGTCACTCGCAAAATCCAGAAGTTGGAGGACGATGTGTCATCCATGCGCGAGCAAATCCTAAAGGACTATGTCCAGAAGGATGACTACAAGGCTGACATCAAAGAGATCAAAGACATCCTGCGCCAAATCTTTGACAAGCTTGACTCCAAGCAAGATAAGTAATAGGATGTTGCATGGCTACAACAAAGAAAACCCCAGCAAAATCACCCGCTAAAGTAGCGCCGGTGAAACGTGCTGTACCCAAGCAAAAGACAGTCACAGTTCCGACACCTGAGCCTGTTACGCTGCCCGTTGAGCTTCCTGTGCCCCCAGAACCCGAAGTGAAAAACGCAGAACCCACTCGCGGTAGCTTTTTCAACTCCATTAAGTCCGCCCTTTCCCGCTTGTTTAGCCGAAAATAAACCTTCGAGGCCGCCATGAATTGGCTTGCGGCGACTCTATTGGTTTTCAGCTTAAACACGGAATACCGCTGTGTCCGATGGACATGGTCTGGGGACGTGTACAACCGCAAGGTAATCTGCCTTGAATGGAAAAAAGTTGAGAAAAAATGATTGATCCCGTAACAGCCCTAGCAGGCATTCAATCTGCAATTAGCATGGTCAAGAAGGCGAGTAAAGTCGCCAACGACCTAGGTTCGCTCGCGCCGATGATCGGCAAGATGTTCGATGCCAAGAGCACCGCAACCAAGGCGATGCTACAGGCTAAGCGCGACAAAAAAGGCTCCAACATGGGCACTGCCCTACAAATCGAAATGGCACTTGAGCAAGCTCGCGCCTTCGAGGAGGAGCTCAAAATGCTGTTCATGCAGACCGGCAAGATCGACGTGTGGAACAAGATCAAAGAACGTCAAGCCGAAATGGACAGAGACGACGCCAAAGAAATGGCAGCATTAAGAGCCGCTGATAAGAAAGCCAAAGAGCGAGAAGAAGAACTCCAAGAATGGGCCATCATCATTGGCGGTATTGCTTTTGTTTTGCTTCTCGTCTTTATTGGTATTAACGAGTTGATGAGCCTCTGTCCAAAGGGCGGTTGTGGTAGATGAACGAGTACCAAAAGCAGTTCGACACGTTCTGCAAGGTGTTCTGCTACGGTTGCGCAGCATGGTGGTTTCTTGGCCTTCTAAAGTTCCTACCAGATGATTTGTCGGACAAGATTGTTAACCTTTTATTGGGGAAGATTGGGCTATGAAAGTAACGCTTTATCACACCAATGCCAAGATGTTGCAAGAAACATACAGGGTTATGCACCAGAAAAACCTGCAGGAACTGCAACGTCTGAACTTACAGAAAGAACAGGAATTAAAGTTGCAACAAGTCAGAAACCAATGGGCTAGACCCAACTCTGTGGATGTTATGGTATGAAGTATATTTTTCTTTTTGCGGCACTGATGCTGACCGGCTGTGAAGACCGGTACCGCTATTACTGCCAGAACCCTGACAACTTTCATGCTGCACAATGCCAAAAGCCCAAATGCTTGTTTACACAGCAGTGCCCCGAATACCTTGTAGCCCCGATCTTGGAGAAGCAAATCAATGCAACAAACCAGCCAGCCCAACCAGCTCCCGAAGCCAGTCCTAACCGCTGAAGACATTGAAGTCCGCATTTGGGGCTTTGTGGTGGTTGCAGTCACCTGCATCCTGTGCTTCATTGTCGTGGCGCTTCTGTACTCGGTAACGTTCGTCACACAGCCAATCAAGTCGATGGCTCCCATCGATCAGGCTTACACGAAGATGCTGAACGACATTGTGTTGTTGATAGTAGGTGGTATTGGCGGCGTGATGAGTAAACGTGCCGTTGGCGCTGCCGCTCAGGCTATGGCTCCTACACCCCCCACAACGACAGTCACGACGACAACTACTAGCGCACCAATACCTGTGCAGGCAACGGTGATCTCTCCACCTCCAGCGGCTTCATCGATCATGCCCAACTTCAATTGGATGGGCTACAAGAATCCAGACCTTGACGAATCGTGGACTCCCGGGCCTCCCCCTACAACACCTCCAGAACACATGGAGCCTGATGACGACCGTGCTGAAATTGCAGCCGCTCGTAAGGAGAACTGATTATGTTTGGCATCCCACTTCCTTGGATTTTGTTTGGTTTGTGCATCACACTGTTCGGCACTTACCGAGGTGGGTATCATTTCGGTTGGTCTGATCGCGACAAGGAAATGCAAATTGAGATTGCCAAGAAGAACGAGGAAGCTCGTCAGACCGAGCAAAAGCTGACTGAACAGATCAACACTACTGCCACTAAACTTCAGGAGACCACAAATGTTGTCAATCAAAAGCAAACTGATCTCAATCGTCTCATTGCTGCTGGTCGGGTGCGCCTCCCCACCCCAAGTTGCGTACAAGCCCCCGCAAGTCCCGCCTCTGCCCCCGCAAATAGCACAGAAACAAGAAGTGAACCTAACCGACAGGCTGACCAAGCTTCTGATGCCGAGCGAGCAACCCTCCAAGCCATCGCAGAAATAGTGGCTCAGGGCGACAAGAACACTGCACAACTGAATGCGTGCATCGACGCATACAACGACGTAAGGAATCTCTTAAATGGTAACAAGTGACCAACTCAAACAAATGCACATCGACCCCGCGTTGGCCGATGCGTTCAACGAAACCTTCGAGCGGTTCGGCATCCTCACGCCTTTGCAGCAAGCAAGCTGGATCGGTCAGTGTGGGCACGAGTGCGGCAACTTCAAGATCATGGAAGAGAACCTGAACTACAGAGCTGTAACGCTTTTGAAGCTGTTCCCTCTGACACCAAAGCGCAAGTGGGGCTTTACTCCCGAGGAAGCTGCTGCCTACGAGAAGCAGCCTAAACGCATCGCCAATCGCATTTACAGCAACCGTATGGGCAACCGTGACGAGGCTTCTGGGGATGGCTGGCGGTTCCGCGGCTCCGGATTTCTCCAGCTGACTGGTCATAGCAACTTCTACCATGCAGGCAAAGCCCTCGGTGTGGACTTCGTGATGGAGCCTGAACTCGTGCGCACGCCCAAGTACGCCGCTCAAACAGCGGGTTGGTTCTGGCAGACACACAAGATTAACCAGCACGCTGATGGCCGCGACTTTGTGACCATGACTAAACGCATCAACGGCGGCACAATTGGCCTTGACGATCGCATCAAACACATCAATCAGGCCCTAGCTGTTTTGGGTGGTTAACACTACAATCTAGGCATATAGGAGTTAGCCATGGCCGTTATTCGCTATGCGGGTTTTTCCGGTGAGAACCGGGCTATCAACCCCGTTCTGTTGCCTGAGACTGTAGGTGTCGCATCCCGCAACCAAAAACCCGGGCGCGGTGACTTACGCCCTTGGAAATCCCCAACTACTGTTGCTACCGTTCCGGCTGGTCGTGAGACCATTTATCGCATGGGTCGTGATGTTGACTCGGACGCTCAGTACTGGCTCAGCTGGACAACTGCTGTGAATGTGGTGCGTGGCTTTGATGCCAACGACACAACTGAGCAAACCTTCTACACAGGCGACGGCGCTCCCAAGTTCACCAACAACGTGATTGGCCTAGCCACAGCGCCGTATCCTACGACTTCACGCCCTATGGGCCTGCCTGCTCCGGTTTCTGCGCCAGCAGTTACTGGAACCAATTCCGGTGCTACATCCCCAGTCATCGAGTATTACTACTACGTCTACACGTACGTGAACAGCCTTGGCTGGGAATCTGCGCCATCACCTGTGAGCGCCCTAGTGACCCGGGACACCCTAGGCTCAACTGCCATCTCTGGCTTTAGTGCTGCGCCATCTGGTAACTACGACATTGCCACGATCCGCATCTACCGCACACAAGGCAGTTCAACAGGCACTGACTTCTATTTCCTGCGCGAGATCACTATCGCAACGTCGTCAACCACAGACGACAACCGCACCCTTGGTGAAAACCTCGGAACGAATTTCTGGTTCCCAGCTCCCGGTGTTCCAACAGGCGGCGCAACGAGCATTACTGAACCAACGCTGTCTAATCTGACGGCTATGTGGAACGGAATGATGAGTGGTATCTCGGGTAACTCGGTGCGCATCTGCGAGCCATATGCTCCTTATGCATGGCCTCCAACGTACGAGATCATCCCACCAGACAGCAAACCTGTCGGCCTTGGCGTGTTCGGGCAAACTTTGCTGGTGTTGACAACCGGACGCCCGTTGGTTGCGCAAGGCTCGACCCCTGATGGTATGGATCAAAAGCCCTTGGAAATCAACCAAGCCTGCGTAGCTGCACGTTCTATTGTAAGCATGGGTACTGGTGTGGCTTGGGCTTCTGAAGATGGTCTGTGCTGGCTTGGCCAAGATGGTGCTAGGGTTATTACTAATGGCGTTATGCTTCGTGAAGACTGGCAAGCACTGGTTCCAAGTAGCATTATTGGCAAGATGTATGAGGGTATGTACTTAGGCAGCTACAACGACGGCTCTGGCCGCAAGGGCTTCATCATCGATCCCAACGGCGGCGGTATTTACTTCCTCGATGTTGGCTATTCAGCCATGTACTTCGACAGCCTCAAAGATCAACTGTATGTATTGACAGGTACAAACGTCGGTAAGTGGGACGCAGGCACAGCGATGACATATCGCTCACGCAGCAAGCCATTCCGCCAAGGCTCCCCAATAAATTTTGCTGCTGCAGTGGTTGTTGCCAACGCATACCCCGTCACATTCCGATTGTACGCCGACGGCGCACTAAAGCACACGCAGACCGTTGCAGACCGCAATCCGTTTAGGTTGCCAAGTGGCTACCGCGCATTCGAGTTTCAGATTGAGCTGGAAGGTTCAAACCCTGTCCAAGATGCAGCCATCGCGACATCTATTGAGGAACTCAAACAGCTATGAGAAACGACATTCCAAGCGACAGCGCCAGTAACTTTGGCGCTCGTGTCCGTGAGACCTTGATGACCTATTTGGGTAAGCAGGGCGACCCGCTTGACCGTGGTGTGACGCTACGCGACTTGGTTGACTCAGGCTTTGCCTCGGTAAGTAACTTCCAATTTGGCGGCGGCTCTGCCCCTCTTATCACTGGCCCATCCGTCTCTGGCCCCTACGTTCCTGATCTTACTGCGCCTCCTACGCCTACAGGTTTTACCGCTACGGCTGCGATTACCACAATCATCATTGAGTGCGACGCACCTATTTACACACAAGGGCATGGACACCGTACGTCTCATATTTACGGTGCTAAACGCGCAGGTAGTGAACCTCAGCCAGTTTTTGCTAACGCGGTTGAAATTACCCAATTCGCGGGACAAGTTACTTCTTACGCTACCGACCCGGCTACTGAGTGGCATTTGTGGATTAAGTGGGAGTCCAATGACGGCGTTCTTAGTGCAAGCCCTGCTGGCGGCACGAATGGATTTGTTGTCACTACCGGCCAAGATGTTGCCAAACTCCTAGAAGCGTTGACTGGTGAACTGACATCTGCACAACTCTTCTCAGGTCTTAGTTCTCGCATTGATTTAATTGACGCACCTGCCAGCCTTGCAGGTTCTGTAAACGCTCGTGTTAATGCTGTGCAGGCTCAAGTTAACGACTTGCAAAGTACACCTGCATACTCCAGCTCCACAACATACGCGGTTAACGCGTTGGTTTCTTACAACGGCGCTATCTACCAAGCAATCCAAGCTACGACTGGTAACCTGCCCACCAACACGACTTACTGGACAAAGGTCGGCGATTACACATCTCTTGGTCAGGTCGTTGCTGCTCATACAACTCAGATCGGAAATATCGTAACCGACCTTGGGGCGGAGACTGTTGCCCGCCAAACTTTGTACAACCAAGTAAATGACGCTACAACTGGTCTGCCCGCTACTGTTGCAAGTCTTACTAACAACTACTACACAAAGACAGCAACGGATTCGGCTATCACTTCGGCAACGACGTCATTGGTATCAGGGACTGCGCTGAACAATACTCTTGGCGCGTACACAACGACCGCCAATCTGATTAACGACTACTACACAAAATCTGCCACAGACTCAGCGATTACATCCGCTACGCAGTTCTTGGTATCAAATACCGCTTTAGACAGCGCGTTGGCTACCTATGCCTCGTCAGCAGATTTAACAAACAACTATTACACCAAGACAGCGACTGACAGTGCTATTAGTCAAGCTACGCTCGATCTGGTTACATCAACGAACCTAAACAATACGTTGGGCAATTACGCCACAACAGCTACGCTGTCCAACGATTACTACACCAAGACCGCAACTGACTCGGCGATCAGTGTAGCAACTACTGGATTGGTATCCGAAACCGCGCTCAACAACACCCTCGGTAGCTACACATCAACTGCGACTTTAACAAACGACTACTACACTAAGACAGCTACCGATTCAGCAATTAGTAACGCCACGCTTTATTTGGTGTCAGAGACTGGCCTTAATTCTGCACTTGGTAACTACGCAACAACAGCCACACTCTCAAGTGACTACTACACCAAGACCGCCACAGATTCTGCGATTACCAACGCTACAACAACTTTTGTCTCTAGTAGCACGTTAGACAACTACACGACGACTGCTGCACTACAGGCCAACTACTTTACAAAATCAAGTGGTGAGAATCTTGAAGGTAGGTACACAGTTAAGGTCGACCTCAATGGTTATGTTTCTGGCTTTGGTCTAGCATCTACAGCTAACACTGCTGGAGCAACTAGTACTTTTGCTGTTCGTGCTGACTCGTTCTACATTGCTAGCCCTAGTGGCCCGGGCATTACACCCACAATGCCTTTCATTGTGCGAACTGCGGAAACAGAAATTGGCGGTCAAACCGTCCCCGCTGGCGTGTATATCACTGATGGCTACATCCAAAACGGCACAATCACTAATGCTAAGATCGCTGACCTTGCTGTAGACAGCGCAAAAATAACCAGTCTGACTGCTGACAAAATTATTGCTGGCTCAATTAGTGTCGGCCAGTACATCCAGTCTTCTAACTTTGTTGCTGGTAATGCTGGCTGGCGAGTTGACGGTAACGGCGTTGCTGAGTTTGGCGCTGCAGCTATTCGCGGTCAATTAGTTGCGTCCCAGATCGACACCCGTGGATTGAGTATTAAGGACTCTAACGGAAACATCATCTTTGCAGCTGGTACGCCGCTCAGCACAACTAATATTACTGGCCTCGGCTCATTGGCTACTGCAAACACAGTCGCTGCTACTAGCGTTACAGGTCTCGGCTCGTTGGCTACTGCCGACACAGTTGCTGCCTCCAGCGTGACAGGTCTTGGTTCGTTGGCTACTGCAAACACAGTTGCTGCTTCTAGCGTTACTGGCCTCGGTACATTGGCTACTGCGAGCAGTGTTAACTGGAGCACCCAGATCACAAACATCCCATCGTTTGGAAACTTTGCCTATTTAAGCTCGATTACGTCAGCCAACATTAGCACCTATATTGCTAGTGCAGCCATTGGCGAAGCGTATATTGCTGATGCCTCCATCACAAATGCAAAGATCGGTACTGCCGCAGTTTCAAACGCCAAGATCGGGAACTTTATTGCGTCTTCGGACTTTAACGGCACGATCGATGGAAACGGCAACATTACTGATAACGGTACTGTGGGCTGGGCGGTAGCCAAAGGTAACGGCGTTTCTGGTAAAGCTGTGTTTCAAAATATTGTTGCCCGCGGTGATATCGAAGTTCCTGCGGCTTCTATTGGTAGCGCAAAGATCGCTGAGTTGGCTGTTGGTAGGCTGCAGATTGTTGGCGGCGCTATTACGTTTTCAGCCATTGTTGAGCTAGAAAATACGTGGCCATTTTCCGATCTGTCCTTACGACAGATTGGTTTTATTGATTTTAGTTCTGCAGCACAAGACGGCGCATTCCTTAAGCTAATGGTGCAACCTCTATCACCCGGTGCTGCTAATACATCGATACTAGATAACTACAAACTGCAGATCAGTACCGATGCCACGACATGGACTACAGTTAATGAATCATTTACGTCTATAAGCTACGATCCTGAGAATCCATACGTGTCGTATGCTCAGGTTGTATTTACAAATGCTGCTCCCATTCGATTAGCGCCTGTTACGTATGGAGCGCCAACAAGAGGTTACTGGTGGGGCACAGCTGATAGAACGCGAGCACTTCTAACGGAACTGTCTGTATGGCCAGCAAATAACTCTTTCGGAACTGTAACCATGCAGTTCGTGTTTTTGATTCCTAATGCTGGAACCTATAGGCTGTATTATTGTGCGGACGACATTCTTAGTTCTGGAAATTTTGGCACACCACAGTCAGGTATAGTTAATCTATCCTATTTCGCTTGGTCATACACTACGCCCAATGTGTTGACGTATACAACTAACGGCCCTAATCAAATCGCAACGCTGAATGTGACTTGTACCGATACCGGAGGTCTAGAGGGTTTTGCAGCTTACTTTGTAAACACTGCTACTGAAATCGCAAATAGCACTGAGGGGGCTCTGTGGACGGTACGTCGCCCCAACTATGTGACCAGCGTGTATAAATACGCACGGGTATTGGCGCAAAGGTCTGACGGCGGGGCTAACCCAAACGTCAACGCTTGGCTTGGTGTAGAGATCATTAGGAAGTAACATGCATTTCTATTACACGGATGGCGAAAACGGCCCACTGGTAAACACGGGCTTTAGCTCCGAACGCATGGTCGAGGGCATTGATGCCTCCGGCTGGTATCTGCGAAATGGCGAACCCCCTGAGAACTACATAACCAAAGCCTCTGAGTTTGACATCTGGAACACAACCACGCTGTGCTGGGAATCAAATCCAGACCAAGCCGCGTTAGAAGCCGCACAGACTGCGGCCATCGCACAAAGGGAACTGCAGCAGCTGACAAGGGCAGTGCTTATGGAACGTAAGGCTAAATTAGTTGCCAGTGACTGGACTCAGTTACCCGATGTTCCGATCTCTACCAAAGCCGCATGGGCAACCTACCGACAAGAGCTGCGTGACATCACGGCACAATCCGGTTATCCTACAGAAATCATCTGGCCAACTCCACCGCAATAAGACATAATACGCACATGGCAGAACTTGTCTTTGACCAGAAAGATCGTATTGGCGCTTGGGTTGCTGAGCGTGTCGGTCAGAACGCAGACTGGGGAAGTTTCTATGCGCTCGGTGTCATGCAGGGTGACGAGGTTCTAGCCGGAGTAGTCATAAACAACTACAATGGATCAAACGCTACATGTCATATAGCCATCGCACGGCAGACGAAGCAAATCATTCCCCTCTTCGAGCATGTGTGCAACTATGCATTTAACCACTGCCAGTTAAAAAGACTCACTGGTATGGTGCCCACAAATGAACCGCATATCATAGAATTCGATAAGCATCTAGGGTTTGAGGAAGAGTTCGTAATGAAAGACGGCGCTCCCGGCGCTGACATGCAGATTTTGGTAATGCGGCCTGACACCTGTCGTTGGCTGCGCAAGGAGTAAATATGGGCGGAAAATCGCAACCAGCACCAGACTATTCGGCTATGACCGCTGCCACAGAAAAAGGCATCGCTACGGCTGAGCGTTTGGGCAATCGTCAAATGGACTTCGCACAGCGTCAGTACGAGGAAATGAAACCTCTGGCTGAACGAGTCTACACCCAGCAGATGGCTGCGCAGGAACAGCAGATGAAGCAGGCGCAGGATTACTACGATTACCAGCTGCGAACGTTCCGCCCGATGGAGACTGGGCTAGTAGCCCAAGTGCAGAATTACAACACCGAGGGTAACAGAGCCCAGATCGCTGCCCAAGCCGCTGCCGACGCAGCAAACGCGTTCCAAACTGCGCAGGGTGTTAGCAATCGTGAGATGGCTCGTCGAGGTCTTAACCCTTCTTCAGGTGCCGGGCTGATGCTAAGAAACCAAAACGCTATAAACCTTGCAAGTATGACTGCGGGTGCAGCTACCAACGCCCGTCGACAAGCTGAAGGCATTGGTTTTGCTCGTAGCATGGACGTCACCGGCTTGGGTCGTAATTTGGCTGGCGCTTCGACTGGAGCTTATAGTGCGGCTACCGCTGCAGGTTCTACCGGTCTCACTTCTGCAATGGCTCCGGGGGATCAGTTTAGCCGATCATTTGGCCAAGGTGCTGGCTACTCCCTAGCTGGCGCTCAGATGGGTATCACTGGTCAAGGCAACATCCTGAATTCGCAGACAAGTGCATTTAATGCAGGCTTGAACGCTCAAGGCGAAATGATCGGTGGACTTGTTGGCGCTGGCGGCAAGCTTGGTGCTGCTGCACTGCCATTTATGATGGGCGGCTCTGATCGCCGCTTGAAAGAGAACATTAAAGTTGTTGGTCGCGACGAGCGTACCAAGTTGCCGCTTTATGAGTTTGAATATAGAAACGGTACTGGCAGACGCTTTATTGGCGTTATGGCTGATGAAGTTGAGAAGAAGTTCCCGCGGATGGTTGTTACAAGACCTGACGGGTACAAAGCAGTTAACTACGCCGGTCTCGGCATTCGGATGTTGGAGGTTTAATCATGGGATTTGCAGCAGGTCTTCAAGCCGGAGAACGTTTAGGTCAAGGCATCCTTGACGCCTACAACCAAAGTAAAGAGCAGCTCGGCATCCGAGAAGCAAAAGCTCTGACTGCCAAGGAAGTTCAACAGCGTGAAGCTACGCCTGACGAAATTGGCCGGGCTCGTGCAGAAGCGCAAGCAATGGCAGCTCAAGATGCCGAGATGTTTGGCTTGACTCCCCAAGAGCAGGTGAACTACGCGCCTCAAATGCCAGTTCAAGGTCAGAGAATTGGTTTGAGCCGCTATCAGGTCGGCCAGCAGATGTTTGACCGCGCGCCCTCGCAACAAGAAATTGATCGGGTTAGACAATATGCAATGGCCGATGTTATTGCTGAACGTGATCCTGCTGCGGGTTTGCGTATGCGTCGAGAAATTGACCTCGCAAAACGACAAGACGAAATGTATCCCCTTGAAAGACAGAGATTAGAAGGGGCTATTGAGCTGCAGAATGTTCAAACCGCAGGCGCTAGAACGCAAGGGACGTTGGCCGAGATTCAAGCTGCAGATGCTCTACGCAAACAAAAAAAACAACAGGCTTTTGACACGGGTTTTGATGAAATTAACAAACAAAAATTCGAAAAGCCTGAAGACCGGACTAACGCCATTCTTGATTTGATTGAGCGGACTCAAGGGGTGGAAGAGCGTCAGCGGTTGCAAGCTAGCTACACTACAACTGAGCTAAACAACATTACGTTGCAGGCTAAAAAGTTTGAAGAGGGCTACCGTCAGTCTAGGGCTAAGGGTGTGGTGTCGGCCTTGGAATGGTTTGACGAGCAAAACACTTCGTTCAAGCTGGAACGTGACCCGAAAAACCCGTTTCGCTACATCCAAGTCAACCAAGACGGTACTCGTTCAGTATTTGCTGATGCCAAGAGCGAACGTGAGTTGGGCATGATTATTGACGCCAAAGCTAAACCCGGTGGGTTTTTGCAACTTGCACAGTATGATTTAGACGTACTCAAGACTAACGCTTCTGTTGCAGCCAGTAACGCTACGGCTGCTACGCAAAATGCTCTGGGCAGTCTTTATAAGTCCGGCGGCAAGTCTTCTTCTCCGGAAGCTCTGGTTAAAACTGCAGAAGGCTTGGTTACGAAAGGTACATACAAGGACGTGCCAACAGCCATTGAGGCACTTAAGAAAGGCATGGTACGCGACGCCGATAACGAAGCTTGGTTGAAGGCTGAGGGAGGGCTGATTGAGGCTCAAGCTACCCCCGAAGAAATAGACAAGCAACGCGTTGCGTTTTTTGTACGTCGTGGATACGCTCCCCCCATTGCTTCAGCAGCAATACAGGCCGGAATTGATCCGACTACTAAAAAACCACTTACCAAAAAAGACGTTGACGCTTACAATGCGACATACCCAAAGAGTCAGGTAGACTTGGGTAGCTTGCCTTGGTTACAAACTCCGGAACGTGAAGCCGTACGCCAAGGGCTGATTAATCAAATTCCGAAATAAGGATGCACCATGGCTGGCATTTGGGACGCTGTAAACAACAACCTCTTCAACCCTGAGAAGCCCAATGCCCCCGGAGTTTTGTCAGATGTAAGACGCGCCTCTGGGCAGTTTGCTTCTGGCCTTGGTTCTACCCTGCGTGATGTTGGCTTGGAAGACACCGGCGGTGCTTTGGAGAGTTATGGTGCGGGTGTTGTTCGCCGCAATCCTAGCGAAATTCAGTCGTTTCAGGATGTCTTAAGTCGTCCGTTTACCACAGCACGCGAAGCTGTTGGCGAAATTGTCCCTCAAGTCGGCTTGGCCGTTGGTGGTCAGTTAGCTGGCCGCGCTATAGGCGGCTTTCTTGGCACCCCTCTTGGCCCTTTAGGTATTATTGGCGGCCAGCAGCTTGGCGGTTTGGTAGGCGGTTTAGCGCCCATCGTAGCTCAGACATACGGCGGTATTCGGTCGGAACAGCGTGAGGCTGGTATTGATGATCGTCCACGCGCCTTGGGAGCTACCATCCCAGCTGCAGCCCTAGAGCGTTTTGGTGGTGCCGAACGTATTGCCGGAAAGATTGCCGGTCAAGGTACTCAGTTTTTAGCCCGTGAAGCTGGTGAAAGTCTGTGGGGCGCGTTGAGCCGACAGGCCCTTCGTGGCGGCGTAGAAGAAACAATTACTGAAATTCCACAGACAGCGTTGGAACGTTATGGTGCGTATAAGACACTTACCGGCCCCGAAGCCTTTGATGAATATGGTGTGGCTGGTGCCAAGGCCTTCTTGGGTGGTGGCGCTATTCGTGCAGGGCTTTCTGCTGTCGCCGGTACGCGCCCAGCCCAAGGCGAGATTGATTTAACTCAGCCAGAGACTCCGGTTCCGCCAGCTCAAGCTCCTACCGGGCTTGATATTTCTGCAACCGCCCCTGCTGCACAGCCAACAACGACATCGTTGGTGAGTCAGGAAACTGATTTGACTGCGCCAGCAGATACTTCTACGGCTGAAGTTACCGCGCCTGTTGCTACGACGACTACAAGTGCTGCTGCCCCTACTGATCTGACTGCGCCTACCACAGAGGCTGCCGATACTACGCCGTCAATTTTTAGCAAGACAGACGAAGCGCTTAACGAACTGAATATTAAACCGACAAAGAAGTCGCGTAGTATTTACGACTACATGGTGGCTAAGGGTATTGATCCTACCTCTGAAGAAGCCGAACCCATCCTCAACGCGCTGTCCGAAAACAAATTCAAGTTTGCTACTGACACTATTGGCGCGATCATTCGAGCAAGGAGTCCCCGTGGCGCAGCAGTTTCTACTGTACAGCAGCCTGCAGGAAGCGTGGGAGTCGGGGGCGCTGTCGTTCCGGGAACTCTGGGAGCTGCAGGATCAGATGCTTCTCTCGCAGGAGCAGTGGGTGGAGGTGCCGCAACAACTGGAGCCCCACTTCAACAAGTTGGTCTTCTTCCAAACACCGCCGGCCAACCATCTACCACTGTAACTACTTTAACTCGTGGAGCGGTTACACCAGAAAAAGTTAGTGCGCTAACAGACGATCAGCTTAAGACTGAACTTACTAACGTTGATCTTAGTGATGCAGAGTACGGCCTCGTAAAAGCAGAACAAACTCGACGTCAAGAAAAAACCCCGATAAAACCCAATACGACACTGCGTTTAGTCCAGCAGGAAGCTCTGCCGGATCAGGATGCCGCTGTAGACGACTACGTCGAGATTGCTCGAGCCACAGGCAACACCGGTGGTATCAACGCTACATTGGCAGATGCAGCAGGCAAGCGACAAGATCAGAAAAATTTCACCAAGGTTGAACTTAACGAAGTCATTGAATCTCAACTCGCAGACAGCAGTAACAAAGACCGTGACCGCAAAATCATTCAGGCGTATATCACTGCCCGCCGAGCCGTGCCTAGGGGCGACCGCGTCAAAATGCAAAAAGAGATCGGCGCTACGTTTGGTGTAGATGCTTCGCGTGTAAGACAGATCGGTAATCCTGAAAAACTGGCTAACGTTGCTGTAGCCATGGGGTTTGATCGCAATCAAGTGTTTACTGAACTTGGTATCCAGTCTACAAAAGAAGCTGCTGTTGATCTAACGCAGGCAAACGAGGCTGTTGGTGAGGGCGGTATTGTCGAATCTGAGAACCAAGTCATTTCAGATACAGCTGAATCGGATGTTGAAGAGCTGGCAGATGATTCTCGCGAGTGGCAAAAAGCCAGTACTGCCGGCAGCCAAATGGCTGTTCAGTTGGTTAGCCTAGCTGACAAGATTGCTGAATTAAAAGTTGCAGCGGACGAGCTTAAACAGTTCGGCTTGCCGGAAGCAGAAGCTGCCGCTGCAAAGCGCATTAACGAACTGACGGAACGATACACAGCGCTGACGACTAAATTGACTGCAGCGAAAAAAGTACCGAAGCCGACTAAGCAGCCGCCAAGTACCGAAGCCGCACAAAAAGCTGCTGAAGAAGTCGACATGTTTAAGGAGGCCGCTAAAGAAGCAGAAGCGGCAAAATTCCGTGCAGAACGTGCTGCCAAGTTAGCTGCCGACCGTAAAGGTCTTGAGGTGGGCGACACTGTGGTAAACCCTAAGTTGGGTACTGGTGTGGTTAAAGGCTTCTCCGGCGACGGCGATGCCACTATCGTGACCGTTGATTTCAAGAGCGGCCAAACAAAAGAGCTGTCTGTCAAGATGGCTAAACTGGAGAAAACAAATGCCGTTCAAGTCAAAAGCACAGCAAGCGTACCTGTTCAGCCAAAAACCGAAGCTGGCCAAGGAGTGGGCAAGCAAGTACGGCGTGCCGAAAAGCCTGCCAGCCAAGGTGAAACCCAAGTCCTCACCAACAGCGAGCAAGCAGCCCAAGCGTGGGACAAAGTAGCATCTAGCTACCCCACAGCTCCTAAGTTTGCTGACCTGACAAAAGCACAGCAACAAAACTTCATTGGCTTTGGCCCAGACAACTGGACTGAAGATGATGTCAACACTGAGTTGACTAAGTTGGCAAAAGCTGGTTTGAAGTTCGGCAGAGACGGTCGCGTCGATAAACCCTACACCGCTCCCAAGCTAAAAGCAGAAATCAAGAACTTTATCCGCGCCGACATCCTTGGCCGCAAGCTAGTTATTGTTGATAGCGTAACTGATCTGTTGATGTCCTCGGACAAAAATCGCCAAACTGTTGGCGCGGCCTTAATGTTAGAAGGTGCATATGGAGTAGCAACTCCGACAGGCCAAGCGTTCTTGATCGCCAACAGAATCAAACAAGGCCAAGGTCGTGCCAAGTTTATGCATGAGGTTGGAGCCCACTTAGGCTTAGAAAACTTATTGCCAAAAGCAGCCTACGACAAACTTACTCAGCAAATTGTTGATTGGGCAAAGGGCGATGAGTCCACAATTGAATCAATTTTAGCCGTTAGGGCAGCCGATCGCGTGATGAAGGCTGAGACCGCACAAGATCAAAAACGATCAGAGGTGCTGGCGTACTTCATCGAAGAAGCCATGATGGCCGGCATTGATCCTACTGCTGTTAAAAATCAATCCGGTGCTTTGCAAACGTGGTTCCGTACTTTGTGGAGCGCCTTTAAAGTTGCTCTGACTAAACTTGGATTTAAACCAGAAACACTAACTGCGCAAGACGTAGTTAACTTGGCCTTTGGCGCAGCTAAACTGGAACTGTCCGGTAAGAAAACTAAAATTACTGCAGACACTATGAAATTCGGCTTTGGCGGAGTCGAAGCTACTGGAGCAAAAACTTTTGAACGTCGACTTGAATTAGTTCAAGCTCAACTAGACACGGCCAATGGTGTTGACCCAGAAACAATTTGGAAAGAAACCGGCTGGTACAAAGGTACTGATAATAAATGGCGCTTTGAGTTTGATGACAGTCAAGCAAAGTTTAAACAAGACTTTAAAGACATTGATCTTTACACTGAATTCAAACTAAGCGACGTTTTAGACCACCCTGAATTGTTTGCTCAATATCCTGAGTTGAAGGACGTTACGTTCGAAAAACGTAAAGTAATGATGGACGTATGGGGAAGCACGCAAGGTTGGTTTGACCCCAAAACTAAAAAATTGGTTGTTACACCGTACGCCCGTGACCCCCTGTCGACCGTACTGCACGAAGTCCAGCACTGGATTCAATCAAAAGAGAAATTTGAAAACGGTTCAAGTCCGCAGGGTAGCGACCTGTCTAATAAGGCGGCTCTTACAAAACTGCGTAATGAATTGCAAAAAGCAATTGATGCTTATGATGCGTCTGAACTAGAAAGTCAAGCTCGCAAAGCCCGTGGTGAACGCTACTCTTCAAACTTTGACAAGTTTGTTGAAAAGAATAGGGCTGCCGACTTAATGGGGGCGGTTGATGCTTTACTTGCCAATACGGCTGAGCTTGCTCCAATGTATTCTAAAGTTCGTGCTTTAGATAGTGAAGTCACTCGATTGGAAACAGCCAAGGGCGTTCTTGAGAAAAAGTTCAAGGAAGAAAACAAAAAGGTCAACGTCCTAAAGCGCGTTGCAAACTACGCTGAACAAATGAAGGAGATTCGGTTTTACTCCGACAAAATTAAAACTATCTCCGACGAGCACTACGCGGCTAACAAAGAACTAAAAGCCCGAGTCGTCGAACTTACTGATGGTAAAGACGTTGCCCACGAACTCTATCGTTTGGTGGCAGGTGAAGCTGAAGCTAGGAACGTCCAATCGCGTATGGGCATGAGCTTTGAGGAACGCGTAAAATCGTTCCCTGCAGCGACCATGGATGTTAGTCCGGAAAACACTCTGACCTCAACAGGTCGTGGTGGTGCTTACCTGAGCAAAGAGAGACGCTTTGAAGGGCTGCCAGATAAAGCCAATCCTGTGTTGGATGAAAAGCCCAAGGCTGGCAATACCAATATTGACAAAGCTATCCGCCTCTTGACCCGTGCCAGCAAAGAGAAAGACGCCGCAGCGGCTGATGCACTCCGTGCGGAAGCTCAGAAGCTATTTGATAGCGCTGCTGCAAAGATGAAGTTTGGCAAGAACGCAGCTGACCAAAGCGTAGTCCAACGCACTATCGACAAACTGCCTAAGCCACTGCAGAAGTCCGCTCGTGAGCAGTGGACAAACATTTCGACTTTGGCTAAACGCGGTTTGTATGCATCCGCAATTACAGAAGATGTGATTGGCTTGGCTACAAAGTACATGCCTTCTGCGGCTAAATATCTGCAAGCCCAGTACGAGCGTCAAGGTACCCGCTTAGAGTTTGAGCGTCGAATCGAAGACATTTTGGGCGAGTTTGAGAAACTGCCAGAGAACCTCAAGGGAGTCGGTAAGGGCAGTGTCAACGAATACATCCAAGACTCTACTGTCCAAAAGAAGTGGGGCTATTACCCCGGCGAGCAACAAGTCGGCACTACGCTATTTGAAACCGACCCCGACTTGGAAGAGCGCTTTAAGGCATTTCCGCCGGCTGCTCAGAAGGTGATTAAGGACGTCTTTAATCATGGCTATGAAGCCTTAAGATTGAAACAGAAAGCCGCCGAGGCTGCAGTAAATCGTGAGTTTGAAGCTCGTGAGAAAGCTGCGGGTAATGACTTAGACTTACTGCAGGGGCTTGCTAAAGAGAAAGCTCAGATGCTCCGTCGCATGACTAGACTGCGCAATGTAGAGGTGTCGGAGCCATACGCCTACCTCGGTCGCTATGGCGATTACGTCGTGGTTGCCAAGTCCAAAGAGTTCATTGCGTATGAAGAAGCTGCCAAGGGTACAGAAGCCCGCGTTGGCGCTGACTCGATCACTGGTGACGCACAGCAAGCTAAAAACTGGCTGCAGGACAACGTCTCCAATCCGCTGCACTATGTAGTTCAGTTTGCTGAAACACAAGGCGAGGCCGACAGCATTGCTGCAGACCTGCAAGCTACGGGGCAGTATGACATTCAACCCGAGGACGCTGGTATCAAGGAAGCTAGTGCTTCTTACGCTGGCGGTTCTGATGTTCATATGGCTGTGGCTCGTCTGCGCAACTTGGCAAACCGCCAATCAGAATCCACCGATACCAAGCTGGACAAAGCGATTTCTGATCTGTATCTGATGACTGTGGCTGAAGCCAGCGCTCGTCGTTCTGAACTAGAGCGTAAGAATGTCTCCGGTGCTGATAAGAACATGATGCGCAACTTGGCCACTAGCGGTCGTGCTGATGCTCACTTCTTAGCTAACATGGAACATGGCGACGCTATAAACGACGCGCTAGAAACCATGCGCAATCAGGCTCGCAACAACCGCAAAGAGGCGATGCCTCTGTACAACGAACTGTACACACGGTACGCGGACAGCATGGAGTACTCTCAGCCTAGCGTCTTGGCGCAAAACATGTTGCGTATGTCCACACTGTGGCACTTGTCGACTAGCCCTGCGTACTACCTCCAGCAGGCGCTTCAGACTTCCGTGTTGTCTTTGCCATACATGGCGGGTCGTCTCGGTTATGCCCGTTCCGCCAGTGCGATCAAGCGTGCCTACGGTGACATGTCCTACCTTGTATCGGGACTAGGTGTTTCTGACCGCATTGACTTTGACAAAGCTCCTGCCGATGTCCGGTTTATGCTCGAAGAACTGGTTCGCATGGGCAAGATCGATATTGGTGTTGATGCAGATGCTACGGCGCGTATAGATGACAAAGGCCCCCTCGGCAAAGCGATGTTCAAGCTGCAAAATGTCAACGCACGTATTGAAGCAATTAACCGTGCTACGGCTGCCATTGCTGCTTACCGCGGATATGTTGACCTTTACAAAGGCGCTCCCGGCGCGGATGGCGTTAAGTTTGCTGCTGAAGTAGTGTCTAACAGCCATGGTAACTACGATGGATTCAATACACCTCGCGTCATGCAAAGCGGCGGTGCTAAGGTCTTGTTGCAATTCAAACGCTTCCAGATCATTCAGTTGTCCATGTTGGCTAAGCTGATCCACACCTCATTCAAAGGTGCCAGTGCAGAAGAGCGTGCTATCGCTCGTGCCTCATTGAAGTACATTACTGCACACATGGCTGTGCTTGGCGGTGCGTTGGGTGTACCGTTTGTATCTCAAGCTGCAAGCATCTTGTCTAGCGTGTTTGGTGATGAAGATGAACCCGATGACTATGAGTACAAACTCCGTCGCATGATCGGTGACGGCGCTGTGGCTGACTTGCTACTTCGTGGTGTGCCTGCCGCACTGGGCTTGGAGTCTATTGGCAAGCGTCTGGCAATGGAAAACGTGGCGTCGCCATTCGGCCCGTTTGTGGAGTTCAACTTGACTTCGCGTGCAGATGCAGCTCAGATGATTGTGGGGATGATGGGCCCGTCAGTCGGTTTGGGACTGAAGTTTGTCGACGCGCTTGGCATGATGTCCAAGGGTGAATACTACAAGGGCTTAGAGTTGGCGTTGCCAAATGGTATTGCCAATTTGATGAAGGGTTATCGCTTCGGCACTGAAGGCATTACGATGCGCAATGGAGACTTGGTACTCAAGCCTGAAGATATCAGCCTGATTGACACTGCTTTCCAAGCTGTTGGTCTTCCCACAACGACCATTACTGACAGACAATATACGCAGAAAGTTGTTGCAGAGTTTGATAAGTTCTACTCACAGCGTGCCGGAGAGATTAAGAGCTCGTATTTGAAAGCATCTCGCCAAAGCGATGCTGCGGCAATGGCTGATGCACGTACCAGCTGGCAAGAGTTGCAGGATTCCAGAGCAAAGAACGGCTATAAGCGTCAACCGCTGTCTGAGTTGTTGCGAGTACCGGCGGAAGCACGAAAGCGTGAACGTGGCGTGGTTGGTGGTGTAGAAACCACAAAATCAAATCGTAGGTTTGTTGAGCAAGTAAGCTCAGTTTCTTAAAGGAAAGTTATGGCTAAGACACCTGCATGGCAACGTAAAGAGGGAAAGTCTGAAAAGGGCGGCTTGAATGCCAAGGGACGCGCCTCTTACAACAAAGCAAACCCCGGTAAGCCGGGCTTGAAGGCTCCCCAACCAGAGGGCGGCCCACGTCGAGATTCATTCTGTGCCCGCATGGAAGGCATGAAAAAGAAATTGACTAGCGAGAAGACGGCTAAAGACCCGAACTCCCGCATCAATAAATCGTTACGCGCTTGGAACTGTTAATTTAACTGGAGGTTATTATGATGCCCTTTAAAGGTAAAGAGTCGAAGAAAGAGGAAGCCAAGGAAATGAAAGCCGCTGGCTCTAAGAAGATGTACATGAAGATGGAAAAAGCCGAAGGCAAGAAGTCCACTTCATTCAAGCCCTGCCCCGGCTGTAAGATGCCTGCCAAGTGCAAAGCCGCTGGCAAGTGTATGGCTAAAGGTAAATAATCATGGCTACCAAGCCCGGCCTCTATGCCAACATCAACGCAAAACAGGAGCGCATTAAGAATGGCTCCGGTGAAAAGATGCGTAAGGTAGGCAGCAAAGGCGCTCCCACGAAAGCTGACTTTATCAAGTCTGCAAAGACTGCGAAGCGCAAGTAAAAAAACCCCCGGTTTTTACGCCGGGGGTTACTCTTTTCAACCACGAAAAGGAGCTAGTCATGGCAACCAGCGTGGCGATCATACATCCCCTACAGCATCTCCGTCAAACTGATTAGAGACTAGGGTTAATGCAGGGGCTACTGAGTCCTTGTCAAGCTTCAGTGTGTCCACAATAATGCAGCGCTGTTGCACCATCGGGTAGTCAGTACCGCGTGTCAGTGTGAACTTCTCACCCTGCTTCAATAATGCGCCCTCCTTCTGCAAGGCAGTCATCATCGCGGGGTAGTCTAGTCGGTTCTTCATACACCAGTCGCGTACTTCTTTCTGCGACAACATCAGATGACCCGCATGCTCTTTTTGGCTTGTGGTGCCGATCACATACCGTCCTGCCACATCACCCATGATCCGAGTGCGTGGGCTCTCTGGGCCTCTACCATCGCGCTTGTCGCGGTATTCGCTAGTGACAATAATTCGTGGGCCAAGGTGACTGACCATACGAGAGAACGCATCGTCTGACGAGATGGCATTCGTTTCCATGACTGAGTCTGCCAGTTCAACAATTAAGTTAACTGTAAATGCATACAGCTCTTTGACGTCAAATTCGATGATGCCTAACTTCTTGGCAATCTGAGCAGCAACGATCGTACATGCGCTATGAGCACGATAGAACCGGTACTTGGGGCTTGGAAGAACCTGCGTGAAGCGGGTAATCATGTCCGACATTGCCTTAGCCACGGAAGCTTCATTGTCCAAGATGTACTTGATAATGGCAGCGCCGGCATGGCCACTGTTCTGCGTCATTTGTTTGATGTGCTCGGCGGCCACCAGTGCAGATGCAGCGTTCCATGCGGTGTCGCCGTCCTTACCTGCGGGGAACAAAGACCGGTCAGCCAATATCAACGGAGGGTATCGATCGATGTTGACTTGGATTAGACGGACAGCTTCTGCCTGTGAGTTGGCTTGGTGAGCAGCCAGTGTGCCATGGAAGTCTTTGTTGCCAGTGACATACAAGTTGAGTCGCCATTCAGCTGAATTAGCAAACACAACACTGCCGCTCTTGGAAGTCATGCGGATTTTTTCTTTGCCGTTCGACACGCCATAAGCCACATCACTGAAGGTCGCAGGGTCGACACTTGTCATCTCGTCAGCAAGCACAGGAATGTTGTTGAACACCCCAAGCGTTGCCCACAGAGCGTTTGTAGTAAAGCCGTCCTTCGAACTCAAGGTCAGCTTCTCAGGGTTGCCAAACGCAGCAAGTGCAGCATGGCAGACTGTAGTCTTACCACGAGCAGTGTCACCGCCTTGCAAAGCCAAGATCAAACCCTTGTAGAGGTCTTCGCAGTGATGCGCTAGGAGTGAACCCCAGCCCGCACAGATGGTGTATTGCCAGTGCGTTGCGCCTTCTCGGTTGTACAGAAAGTTCAGAGCTTCAGCGTAGCCTTCAATCGATCCCTTGTTAGGTGCAAACGTATTAAATTTAGCCTTAGCGTTACCGCCAATCAGTACCTCAGCCGGCTCAGCCCCCTTAGTAAACAACTTGTCGCCAAGCAAGAACGCTTTGTGTTCGTCCCGCCAGCCGAATGTTGTAAGGGTGTTTGTCTCAGCGATGCGGCGCTTTAGTGATTGCAGCTGGTCAAGCAGATATGCGGACATGTGGTCTCCTGCGTTTTTGTGGTTACTCTTAGTCAACTCATACCGAGCCAAGGCCCGTAGTAGGTCTGTCGACGAAGCAACGGCTTCACCTAAGATGTCAAAGTCACGAATGCGCTTGTCAGGCAAGTGGAATCTTATGCCGTACCTGAACGTGCCATCTTCGCTACGAATACGGCTGGTCGGGTAGAACAAGTTCTCGCAAAAGGGCAAGGGTTGTAACACCCCCTCCTTGTCTGGCAATAGGCGGCTAAGCAATTTACCATCCCACACATAGCCATATGGCAGAGCGGGTATGACAGCTTCCTCAACTACGCCTTCTTCAGTAACAACTTCGGCGGTAGATTCTTCTACTATAGGGATTACCCTACCTAGAACCAAGGGTGTGTTGACCTTGCCTTTAAACTCACAGCCTACACAGCCCGGGCTGTTGTGCTGCTCAAAGAACGCGCAGGTCGTTGGGCCGGCTTCCCATGTGTTGTACTTGTTCTGCCAGTCAATCTGATCGTGCCCAGTGGCTTCGCGATCAGCGCTCCATTCTTCGGCCAGCGTCTCACCGTTCTCACAGTACTTAAGCAAGCCGATGACACCACGCCAAGGCTCGTACCCTACGTCACCCTTAGAGTCACGCATAGCGGCTGCCTGAAGGCATTTACCGGCCATCTCGTTGGCATCCACAGGTACGTCAGGATACGTAGTCAGGTGCGCTGTCAGATCGGAATTCAGATCGGCGTTGTAAGTCCTTTTGACAGACTCCTTGATGAGCTTGACGTCGTTGGCAGACACAAAAGTCTGTAGTGCTTGGGCAAATTCTGCCGGTTCAACAGGCTCGCATGTAGAACGAACCTTAATTTCTTTAGGTTCACCCTTACGGTTTGCTGACCCAACAGGGCGCAAGATGCTTGCAAAATCAGCAGTGCGTGACGAATCTGCTAGGACTTTCTCGTGCGCTAGGCATGACTTAAGCCACTTAGCAACCATGACCCACTTAGTGTGGCTGATATCTTTCGTCAGGGGCCAGTAGGCATGGATACCGTTACCGGAGTCCACGATCATAGGGCGGGGCAAGCCCACCTTCTTGGCAAATGCGGCAATGGCTTTAACGCCATCCATTTGTGTCAGGTATCCCTGACCGGCGTCGTGCTTCTTCTGACCGCAATCAATGTCAATCCAAAAAGATTTGGCACGATCCCAGTTCTCTTCGACGCGGTACTTCTTACGAGTCTCGCCGTCTTTCTCAACTTCGATGTACGGCTTCAGGTACGAAGCGCAGGCATGGTACGTCGCCACGAACTTGGGATCATTCTCCCATCGCGGAATCTCGGCAGCCATGTCCTCTAAGCTTAGATAAAACTTGTGGTAGGTGTAAGACTTGTTTGTCTTTGGGTTGACCTCTTTTGTGAAAAGCGTCAAGTAGTGGATGCCGTATTCGGGCAGGATTGTTCGGAGGAACTCAAGGGCATCCATGGTGATCTCCTGCTGTTGTATTTTTGCAACTCATGACTACTCCAGTTAAACGAAAGAAAGCCCGCGCACGGGCTTCCCGATTGAATCAATCGTCGTTTAGTTGGGAAGTGGCGTGACAGGCATACCATCTACTACGTCAGTAGGCGCAGCTTCGGCAGCAGCACGGGCTTCTTGCTCTTGGGCTTGTGCTTGTTGAATGATGTTGTCGATCATGCCGCGCATCAGACCGTGTGGGCCGGCATCAAGGGTACGGAGCAACACTTGCAGAGCGTTGGCATCGATGTTCATTTCAAGTTTGATTTGGTAGTTCATTTTATTTCCTAGAGAGTTGGAGGGTTGGGGCCGAAGCCCCGTTGAGTTGCTTAGTCGTCAAAGCTGATACCGTCGAGATCGAGTTCGAGATCGTCCTCAACTGGAGCGGGAGCAGGCTTGGCTTTAGCTGCGGGTTTGGCTTTCACTTCAGGCTTGGGCGCAGGCGCTTCTTCCTTAGGTGCAGCTTTGGGGGCGGGAGCTTCCTCGACTTCAACAGCCGGGGTAAATTCCACGGGAGCGGGGTTGCTGCCAAGAATACTGGCAACAATGTCTGACTGAACAATCTCTTGAACTTCAGCAAAGCCGTCATCGTCAAGCAAACCAACTGGAGCAAATGTCAGCTTGGGGGACTCGGCTTGCAAGTCAAAGCCAACTTTGGTCACAACCATGTTGTAGCCGACACCGCGCTTAGCCAACATCTGACCGTACTCACCCAGTGCCTTGATAGATGCAGGGGGAATACGCAACAGCATAGCGTCGTTAAGCTGGCCAGCGGGGGCTACAGCCATGCGAACTGCATCGGAACATGCCTTACCCTTGGTAGCACCGCGCTCGCTGATACGAGAGCCCCACTGATTGTGGGCACAGGTAGCGCACTTCTTGGCTTGTTTGTTCTGTGCATCGGCTGCTGGCTCGATGCCATCGTTGGAGTAGCAGTCAGGCTTTTGACCTTCGCTTGTGTCTTTGTCGTAGCCCTTGAGGTAGAACACCTTAGATGTACCCTTGTTGACTTTTAACAACACTACGTTCAGGCTAGTTGCTGCACTGTCGGGGTCTTTAGGGTTCATCTGCAACTCGCGCTCACCGTCGCGAACGACTGCAAACACTTTGCCTTTGATGGAGATCACTGGGAATCCGCCGCCAGCGTGAGCTGTCAAGTCAGCGTTCAGAGTGGCTACGTCAACTTTTTTCAGGAATGATGGCAAGCCGGAGCCGGAGTCAAATGGAATAATATTCATGATATTTTCTGTGGTTGGGGGAAAGAGTTTACGACGAACGACGGACATTTACTACACGTTCTTCACGCATAGATATACCCGGGGGTAAGTCGTTGTTGTTTTCGCGGTACTGTTCTACCGCAGATTTGGATGCTCGAACTTCAAGCAGCGCCCAGTCGTCGTTTTCTCTGACGTGAGTCATAAAAATATCTCGATCTGCCACGCTTGCTGTAACACGAGTCGTGGTATACGCCGTTCCAAATTCTGTCTTGACTGAGTCCATGCCGGTCTTGTTGAAGACGTCCAGAAGTTTGGCTTCTAGTTTTTCCATCTTCTCATTCAGTGGTGCGACACTGGCATCGAACTCTGCTTTCATTTGCGCTTTTTTGTCCCGCATCTTGATGTACAGGCTCACTGCGTCTGAGAGTTTCATTTTGTATCCTTTTGTTTGTGGTTGATTGGGGTCAGGTTTCGGTAATCGATAGCGCCTCCTATTCAGGTTGTTCTTTCATCATGTCAAGCAAGATGCCTTGCATTGACTGCTTGTCTTGTAGCCTCTTGTACACACGTCTTTCGACGTCTGTGCCTGCGATATGCACAATCACAGTGGTTTTGGTTTGGCCGGGGCGTCTAACCCTAGCGCAAGCCTGTTCGTAAATCTCATTGCTATGCACCGGTGCGTACCATACGATGGTAGTTGCCGCTGTTAGCGTTAGCCCGTGTGACATGGTAGCCGCATTTGCCACTAATACTCTCGGGTCAAACCCTCGTTGGAAGTCAGAGAAAATCTGATCGCGTTGTGACTTGCTAGTGCCGCCATGTACGACTTCTACTGACCAATCCTTACGCAGCTCTGTCGCTACGCTCTCAAGGGCCCCAGTCAACGGCACAAACACAATCACCTTGCCTTCAGACTCTTCAATGATTTCTTTGAGTACATCTATTCTAGGCTTAGATGGGATCACTACCTCCTCCCCACCTGTCCCATATGCGACACCGCAGGCGATCTGAATTAGCTTGTTTGCCTTGATTGCTTCGTTCACAGCCAGAATCTGGCCGCCTGCATACTCAGTGGCTAGCTTGGACAACATGTCCTTGTAAGCCTTCTTCTGCTCAGGTGTCAGCTCCGCCTCACGGGTGATGAACATCTGCTCGGGCAAGTCAGTGCAATCGTCAAGCGAGAACCGAATAGCCGGCTGCATCATCTGATAGATCACATCGTTAGCGTCAGGGCGGGCAGTCCATTTGAACTGTGTCAACTGTCGCATTACACGATCACGAAACGCACCAAAGTATTTAGGCACACTGGTGTTATCGGGTGTGATTAGCTTGCACTGCGCCCACGCATCTGTTGGTGCATTAGGCGTTGGGGAACCTGTCATACCCCAGACACGGCGGTTGCCTTGTTTGTTGCAGATTAGATTCAATGTCTTCCATCGCTCAGTGCTTGAGTTGCGCGCAAGGGCTAGCTCGTCAATAACGATCAGATCAATGTCAGGTCGCTTGGCAAGTTCGTCTTTGATCGTGGCAAGGCCGTCGATGTTGATAATGTAAATGTGTACGTCTTCTTTGAGAAGCTTCAAACGCTTGTCGCGTGTGCCGTGTAATACTACCGCATCGAGATGCGGAAAGGTGTTGAACACAGAGTCAGCCCATGTGCGTTCCATCGTAGACAGCGGGCACACAACAAGTACCTTGTTCACGATCTTCGTGCGGCGCATGTAGTCATACGCCCACAGTGCGCTGTTGGTCTTGCCAGTGCCCATACCGTTGAGGCAGAACGCCCTACTGTGCATGGACAAGAACGTCGCAGTATCTCTCTGTGCAGCGAATGGCTCATGGCGTCCACTGACCTTTGGAAATACGTAGTGCATAGGCATGGGGTCAGGAACCTCAAAGCCTAAGTTTCTTAACACCCGAGTTTCGTCGGGGCGGTGTGGAACGGCTACAAGCCGTTGTCCTTTGTGGTCTACTTCGATAGCTGTCGGTATAACTGTTGTCACCCGACTTGGATTTTTTAGGCGGAGGATGACCGCCTTTTTTTCTTTATGGATTTGCATTACTTGTCAGGGTTGTAGGAGCCGCTTCCCTTCCTCCATCCACGGTTGGTTGATCTTTCTTGCACGGTTGTATTGCTCTTGTGATTACCGCCACCATTCTCCAGTGACTTCTTGTGTGCAACGTCTTTGCCATCACCGACACGCACCTTGCCATCCTTGATAGCTTCGCGACGTGCAGCGTTGTTCTTCACACGCTTGGCTACTTCTTCAGGCCGTGCGTTGT